CAACGATTACACCAAAAACAATATGATTATGTTCTATATCTCTTAATAATTCTCTAGCTGAATCTAATGCTATTTTAAAATCATTATCAAAAACTTCTTCAAGAACCTCTTTAGGATAAGCAACACCCTCAACAAAATTATCAGAGGGTAATACAAGATGCCCATAACCAATAGTAGCAAAGCCCAAGCTATCGGAATAGACAGTATCCCTAAACCCCTCATGTTGCTTAATTCGTTCCTTAATTTCTTCCATATTGTGTTCTTCCAATGTCTTGTGACATTAAGAGATTTTTTAATCATTCACTATGGTTTAGTTGGAAATATTATAGCATCTACATCACTAGCAGTATCATCATCAGCTACAGTACTCGGTAAATCTCTTAAATCTTGTCTATAAGTTTTCATAGAAGTTGAAATAGTATTACCTTTTTCTAATTCTTTTAATATTTCCCAATCAGATTGTTTTAATAGATTATCTCTTTTTTGTCTTAGATTTGCAATAGCTCTATCTTTAGCACCATTGTTCCAAGCAGTTTCTTCAGCTTGTCTTTGTGCGATTTCTTCTTGCGTTAGAGGGATTTGAACTCCGTCTACTAATTTATGTGGTGTTGTCATAATAATCTCCTTTTATATTAATTAACTCCGAAAAGCAATATCTCTCCAGCATCTATGTTTCCTGATGACATTTGAAATTTTACAGCATTAATTGCTGATGTGGTATTTCCATAACCAGCTATTAAAGGCGACCAGCAATAATCTCCACTTTGATTAATATTATTACCTCTTGATATAAAGTGTTTTACAAAAGTCGTAGAAGATGGATTAAATAAGTGTAAGTAACCACTTCCACTTTCATCACTTCCATTACCTACACCAGATAGTAAATTTTGATTTGATGTAGATTGTGCTAAATCTTCTCCACTAAAATAACCCAAAGCCGCAGTAATATCATATTCATCATGGTATGCACCAAAATAAGTAGATGTTTTAGTTACATTATAAGTAGAACCACCATCTGTACTTAGATTAAATTGAAATCCAACCGCATTATTAGCTGGGTGCATATTTATATAATAAAAAACATATTCCTTATATGTACTATCAATACCAGATGTGAACTCTATACTAGCAGATGCACTAGCAGTAGCTTTTGAGATAAATTTTAAACTTCCACCAGCATTTACTGTTCCATTGTCGAATATTGTTGTGCCGTTAGATATTAAACCCATAATTACTCCTTATTTTACTCCATACATTTTAATTATTCCATCATCAATGTTGCCAGCTGAACATCTAAACCGAATTGCATTTACTGCTGATGTGGTGTTTCCATATCCAGCTAAATTATAATTAATATTAAAATTATCTTCTGAATTTACTGATGTTCTTGCAATAAAGTGTTTAACAAAGGTTGTAGAACTTGGATTAAAAATTTGAAAAGTACCAGAACAACATTCATCATTTAGATTACCTAAATTATTTGAGAATAATTGAAATGATGTTGATTGTGCTAAATCGTATGCAGTTGTATAATCTAAATTTGCTAATGTATCAGCTTCATCATGGTATTGTCTAAACATAGTAGTTGTCTTTGTTACATTGTAATTTGTACCACCATCAGTACTTAAATTAAATTCAAAATTAACTACATTATTTGAAGGATGAATATTAATATATTTAAACACATAAGAATCATAAGTTGAATCTATCCCAGATGTAAAATCTATTGTTGCACTTGCACTTGCTGTTTGAGTTGAAATTAATATTAAACTTCCTGTTGATACTCCAGCATCTAAAGTACCATTGTCTATTAATGTTGTTCCACCTGATACTACTGCCATTTTAACTGTCCTTTATTCCATATAGTTTTATTGTGCCATCAACAGTTCCTAAATTGTGACTAAATTGTATAGCATTAATTGCAGAGGTAGTATTAAAATACCCAGATATAAAACTATCAGTTGCATTAGGGTCTTTATCGTTTTGAATTGTTCTTATAAAAAAATGTTTAACGAAAGTTGTGCTTGATGGATTAAATAAAAACATTTCTCCACAAGCATTATCATCTGCATTACTTCCCATTCCAGTAACAATTATTCTTTGACCACCTGTTTCTTGTGCTAAATCTGAACTAGCTCCATAACTTACTTCTGTATAAACATCACTTTCTGAATGTAAACCATAAAAAGCACTTGTAGTTTTTATAATTCCATAACTACTTCCACCATTTGTAGAACCTTTTAATAAAAGTCTTGAATCTGATGTTCCAGCATGAATATTAATAAATTCAAACTTATAAATAGGATAAGTACTATCTATCCCACTTGTAAATGATATTGATGTTGAACCTGATGCTGTTTGTTCAGATATAAAAACTAAATTTCCTAGACTAGCTTGAAATGCACCATTATCTAAAATTGTAGTGCCATTGGAGATAAAAGCCATGTTAAATCTCCTCTAGTTTAAACTTATATTTTTTGCCTGATTTGTTATTAACAATGAATAAATCGTCAGCACCCTCTTGAATAGTCCAATTACCTTTAGTGCCATCTACAGAGTTACCTTGTTCTTTTGCTTCGTTAGATAAATTTAAGTCTCCAGTATAGATGTTAGCCCAAACTTTAGATGAAGAACCTAAATCATAAGTATCAGTTGTTGATGGAATAATTGATTCTCCTACTGCACTAAAATCAGTTGCTACATCTCCAAATTCTAATGCTGTAGCACCAGCATTTACTAAAAGTGCTTGTCCAGCAGTACCAAGAGCAGTTAATCCTGTACCACCCTTTGTTGTTGGAATAGTTGGTAAAGAAGCAGTTCCTAATCCATCAGTTACAACTAAACTTTGTCCAGTAGGAATAGTTATTGTTGAACCAGTTGAACCTTCAATTTGATCTACTTTAATTTTTGACATATTATCTCCTTTTATATTAATTTAATTTTAAAATCAATGCACATTATATTATATCTAATGATCCTGTTCCAGAAATAGTCCAAGTAAATCCACTATTTATAGTAATAACACCTTTTAAAAAACTATTTTTCGTAGATGTAGTTGTGGTTGTAACATTAGAAGTAATAGTATTATAGTTTGAAAATACAGCTCCTTCAGTAGACAGTTCACTAGCTTGAATAGTATCAAAAGATAATACTCCAGAACCATTAGTAACTAATGCTTGTCCATTAGTTCCATCTGCTGTTGGATGTGATAAACCATCTATAATAACTTTACCTGTTCCATCAGGTGTAATTGAGATATTTCCATTTGAAACTGATACGATTGAATTACCATTAACATCTAAATTACCACCTAATTGTGGAGAACCATCTTGTATAACATCTGTTAATGCTCCAGAAACTATTGCGTTCCAAGAAGAACCATCATAATATTTTAAAGCATTAGCTGAAGTATTATAAACTAAATCACCAGCATCTAATGAAGTAGATGGATCAGAACTATCTACTCTATATCGTTCTGCAAAAGAATTAACACCAGAAATATTTGATGCAACACTTTGCACACTACCAATATTTGTTGCTACTGTTCCTATTGTATTAGATCCACTTAAATCTGTAGCTACAGTACCTATAGTATTTAAACCAGATAAATTTGTAGAAACAGTTTGAATATCAGATAAATTAGTATTTACATTTGAAATTACACTTAAGTTAGTATTAACATTTGTAATTATAGCTATATTTGTATTAACATTTGTTATTGCAGTATCATTATTTGCAACAGTAATAATTTCAGAATCAATTGCTGCTACTTGCCCAATCTCAGTATTTAATCCAGCAATTGTAGCAATGTTATTTGTTGGAGATATTTGACCTGCAACTAAAGTTATATTATTTATGTTTGTTGCATTACCAACTGTTTGAACATCTGTAATATTATTTGATACTGTATCAATCTCAGATACAGCTTCATTTAAATCATCAGCTACAGTTTTGATTGAAGCAATATTTGTAGCCACAACACCAATATCACTTGCATCATTTGCAACTGCTGTAACATCAGCAGCTATTGCACTAACAGCAGTTACATCACTAGCTATTGCTGCAATTGTTGTAATATCAGTTACGTCTTGAGCAAACTCTAATCCTGTACCTGCACTATTTACAGATAATACTTTATTAGCTGCTAAGTTAGGAAATGTAATATCAAATGTATTTGCTGTTGTTGCTGCAGCTCTTGGAGAAAATTTTAAATCTCTTTCCAATTGCTGACACATTGCAATAATTTTATCTAATTCATCATTTAATGAACTAATTTGAAATGCACCAGATGTAGGAAAGTCAGTAGATCTAGATATTGCTAAATCTCTATAAATAGTAATTGTATCGTTAAGGG